TCCGCTGGGACCCCTTCTGGGTCCGAGTGGCGGGTAGAATACGCGATGTCCTCGGGGAGTTCTCCTGGGACGAGTGTGCCAAGAGCTTTGGGCATGGACCTGGTGGAACCACCAGGTTACCCCGTGCCAAGGCTTACGCAGCTTATAAATACTCGGGTAAACCCGAGAGCACCTCAGGAAATGCTGTATTGGCGTCATGCGCAATTCGCGTGATTCCGCTGTGGGAAACCACGGTCCGCTCTAGCGGCAATACCTCGGATGATCTGATTAAGATCGTTCCGGGGAACAGCATAATTACCGTACCTAAGAGCTATAAAACCGACCGGACGATCGCGAAGGAGCCTTGTATGAATGTTTACATTCAGAAGGGCATCGGAACGGTTATCCGGCGCCGGTTAAAGCGCGTAGGTGTGGACCTGAACGATCAGAGCCGTAACCAACAGGCTGCCCTCTTGGGCAGTCTGACGGGCAGTTTAGCGACCGTGGATCTTTCCATGGCTAGCGACACTGTTAGCTTTGAACTAGTAAGTTTCCTCCTACCTAACGATTGGTGGTGGGCCCTTGAGCAGGCCCGTTCGCCCGTCGGCACTCTTGCTTCTGGTGAAGTAATTCGTTACCAGAAGTTCTCATCGATGGGTAACGGCTATACGTTTGAGCTTGAATCGCTCTTCTTCTGGGCTATTGCCCAGGAGGTGTGTTGCCGTGACAGTAATGAGAAGGATGATCGCATCTTGGTGTATGGCGATGACATCGTCGTACCTACGGAAAATTGCCAGAGTTTGTTATGGAGGTTATATCAGGCTGGTTTTAAACCCAATCCTGACAAGACCTTCTACTCTGGACCGTACCGGGAGAGTTGTGGTAAACACTACTACCTCGGCAAGGAGATCACGCCGTTCTACGTACGAAAACCGGTTGAAAAGCTAAGTCGGTTATTCCTCGTTCACAACAACCTTTACCGGTTTAGTGAGCGGACGGGGATCGACTGCTCCGAAGTCCTCCTTGGACTTCGTCGCTTAGCTCCGGCTTCGTGGCGAGAACCCCGCCTCCCAGACGGATTTGGAGATGGCGCTTTTATTGGCGCCGTCGACGAACTTCGAATGGACTCTCATCCGTATGGATGGGAGTGCTGGCAAGTGAATGTGCTTCAAGTTTCTTCTCAAGAACTTGAGGGTGATTCTCCAGCAGGACAGCTCATAGCATCTTTAAATGCGTTGAGCCTCGACGTTTCAGACCGGGTGTTGCAGAGGTGCAACTTCCGCGAGACGTTGAGTGGGCTTCCTGAAAAGGAAGGGCCTATGCGCGAGCTACCGCTGCGCATTAGACGGTATCCCTCTGCCTAATAAGCAGAGTTTGGTCCGGTAGGACTGGG